CTGATGCAAGACTGCTTTTTGTCACCAACAATGTTGCTGATGTTACAAATCCGATTCGCTATACTAGTGGTGGAGCATGGACGAGCTTTATTCCTTTAGTAGATGCCACTCACAGTCTATTTCAGACGAGATTAATCATTGCTTATTACGGAAGATTACTTTTCTTGAACGTGCGGGAAGGAGTAACAGCAGCTGGTGTTGCTAGTGCCGCTAACATCTTCAATAGATGTCGTTTCTCAGCAATTGGAGACCTTACAGCAGTCGATGCTTGGAGAAGTGATATCTTTGGGAAAGGCGGCTTCATTGACGCTCCTACAAACGAAGCAATCGTTTCTTGCTCATTCTTTAAAAATACTCTCATCGTTAACTTTGAACGTTCCACCTGGCAACTGCGTTACGTAGGAGAATATGGACTACCCTTCCTTTGGGAAAGAATTTCATCAGACTTCGGTTCTGATTCTACATTTTCTGATGTTATCTTTGACGCTGGGGTTCTCACCGTCGGTGATAGGGCTATAACAACATGTAGTGCTGTTAATGTACAACGGATAGATATACCAATACCAGATCTTGTGTTTACCTTTAGAAATCTTGAGCATGGTATTGACCGTGTCACTGGACATAGAGAATTCAGAAAAGAATTAGTCTACTGGAATTATGTCGATCCGAATTTCTTAGGTGAAGAGCAAGTCTTTCCTAATAAAGTATTAGTCTACAATTACCGCAATAATACCTGGGCTCAGTTTGATGATCGTGTAACTTGTTTCGGTACATTCCAGCCTACTAGTGGAATCACTTGGAATAGATCAGATATCTTTTGGAATGATGATAATGTCCTTTGGGGAGACTTTGACAACCAAAGCGAGTTCCCATTTACCGTAGCAGGGAATTCTCAAGGTTATGTCCATTATTTTGCCGCAAGCAATCCTGATGATGTTTCTTACTCTATCACGGCAATTGCTGTAGATGGTGTGACAGGGAACTTGTTGATCACTGTACCCAACCACACCATGTTTTCAAATGATATTATTAAACTTAGCGGATTGCAGTTTGTGACGACAGCAACAGGCGTTGCAACAACCACGAATCTGAATGATGAAATATACCAAGTACAGTTTGTTTCATCTACTCAAGTAGCTCTTTTTAAATGGGGTGGAACGCAATATACACAATTCACTTATACCCCATCACTTGCAACATCTTCTTATGCAGGAGGGGGACAGCTTACATTCTATCCAAGATTGATCGTTGATACAAAAGATTTCAATCCATTTCAGACACAAGGGATGCAGACTAAATTATCTTATGTCGATTTTTTGATGGATGCTACACCTGCTGCTCAAATGACGGTTGAGATCTTTGTAAATTCTTCGCAAGATCCTGCAGCACAAGCTAATATGCTCATCGGAAATATAGAAACAGAAACAACATTAACGCTTGTTGGTACCATTACAGGAGCTAATAACGCTAATCCTGGGGTTGTCACTAGTAAAAATCATGGTTTAAAGACTGGTTTCAACATCAACATCACAAATGTGCAAGGTGCCACCGGCTACAATGCAAACTTCAACGTGACTTATCTTACAGAAAACACATTCTCAATTGGTGCTGATGCAACTGGCTTTGGTACATATACAAGAGGTGGTAATTGGGTACAAAGCCAAGGAAATTCTGATGCGAATACTGTTCCCTACATTCCCGGTGCTGATTATAGTTGGCATCGTTTTTTTGCTGGAGCTACAGGACAATACATTAGAATAAAAATGACTTATGATGAAGTCTTGATGAATAATCCTGTGACTCATCAAGATGATTGGGTGATGAATGCCTTTTCTTTATGGGTGCGTCCTGGCTCGAAAACGTTCTTAAAGTAAATCGATGTAAAGCGGGTTTACATGGCATTTAATAGTGATACTCCACTTCAGTCTAACCAACTTCCAATCTCTATTGATTTCCCTAAAGGCAACGACGAGAATTTCCAAGAAACGCTTTCACTTTCCTATAAGAGAACAGCTGATGCAGTCAATACGAAGAAAGGTTCTATCTTCAATTTAGAAGAGAATGCAAGCTTTGATCGTTATTTTCCTACAACGACAAGCTCAAACACCAGCAATTCCTTTCCTTTCAGATCTGGCTATCGCAAAACATTCAATCTGACAGTGCCTATTGCTCCTGGAGCTACTTTAACATTTGCTCATGGCGTCACAGGTCTTGCTAAGTTAACGGATATGTATGGCGGATGTTTGACAAATGCTGGGGAATTTCTGCCATTGCCCTATGTCAGTTTAACGCTTGCAAAGCAGATAGAAATAAAAGCAACAACGACAACTATTACATTGATAAATGGCGGGTCGCAGGGTACTATAACAGAAGCTTCCATCGTCATGGAATATTTGAAAACAACTTAAAGAGGGTGTATGGGCTGGTTAGATTTTTTGACAGGAAGTAAAGACAAGTTAAAGAAAGTCTCTAACTTCTCCCCTGAGCAAACAGGATTATTTAACAACTTCTTGAATCAAACTAAAGGTCTTCAAGGCGGCGCTAAGCAAGCTACTGGACTTTTACAAGATTACATGAATCCTGAATCAGATGTTTATCAAAACTTTGAAGCCCCCTATATGCGCAATTTCAATGAGCAGACTGTTCCCAGACTAGCTGAGCAATTTGCAGGCGCTGGAGCTACTGGTGGAGCGCTTTCATCAAGTGCTTTTGGTCAATCATTGGGAGCTGCCGGAGCCGGTCTTCAAGAAAACCTAGGATCCATGAAATCTACGATGCAAAGACAAGCAATCATGGACTTCCTCGGGCAATATAATCAGCAGAATCAAACAGGACTTGGCGCTAAACCTTTCGACTACATCAATCAACAAGGCTCGCAAGGGCTTCTTGGTGGTATTGCTCAAGGTGTTACAGGGAACCTTCCTGGAATTATTCAAGGGGCAATGAACCAATATGGTGGAAGAGGAAGTGGATTTACAGCTAGTCCTCAAAGCCAACAGATGGATATGGGTTTTAGAAGCGGCGCACCAGGATATTGGAGGTAACAATGGTACAAATTCATAATTTACCAGCTAAACGCCGTGGTGTTTTAGCTGAAGTTCTTGGTGAATCCTTGGGTAAGGGACTGGGTGAATTTGGCAATGCGTATTTTGCCAATAAAGCCTTGGAAGGAGTGATGAATGACCCTTCATTAAAAAATGCTTCCTCTTCAGAAAGAATGAGCAGATTGGAATCAGCTTTAAGGCCACATGGTGAATTAGGGGAAGGTGTCTTCAAGAAACATTTGCAGATTGAGCTACTAGCCGATCAAGAAAAGAAGCGAAAAATGGCAATTCAGCAACAACAAGCTGAAAATCAAGCGTTTCAAGCTCATGGAATCAATCTAAATGGCGTTTCTGATCCTCAGCTAAGAAAGACACTCGTTGGACAGGCTCTTAAACAAAGAGAGCAAGAGAGTCTGATGAAGTCGTTATTTGGGGAGTCTTCCCAATCCCAAGAACAAGAAGGCGGGATGGATGATCAACAAATGCAAAGACCTGTTCCTATGGGTCCTCCTTCAAACTTAAACCCTCAGCAAGGATTTCAGCCACGTGGAATCATGCAGCCTATGCAAAACCCTCAAGAAGCGTTGCAACAAGCTCCGCCTATGCCTACTCAAATAACCCCTAAGAAACAACAGTCTTATGCTGAAAGGTTCCCACCTCAAGTGTTGGCAGCGCTTGCTGTGAAGAGTCCACCTTTGGCAGCTCAAATCCAGAGAAGTATAGATTTTGAGCAAAGGCAGCAACAAAATAGCCCTGAAGTAATTAGAGATAAGCAAATAGCTAAAGCTCAATCATCAGCAGATGTCAAGTATAATCAAACTCTAGCGGAAACTTCCAAACAACATGAGCTTAAAGAAAAATCCCTTAGTAACCTTGAGAAGCTTAATAGACAAGGAGTTACTGGTAAGCCGTATGAAAAGTTACTTGAGAAGATGGGGCTTGTTAATCTTACTTCAGAGGGAAGAAGAGAATTCGCCGCGGATGTTAAACATTTAATAACGGATATTAGATCAATACTAGGTGGACAGTTTTCTAATTTTGAGTTTTCGACAATTTTGAACGCGTATCCAAGTGCGGATTTTAGTAAAGAAGCAAACAATGCGATTATTAATAATCTAAAGGATTTTCAGGACATCAAGACGCAAGAGGTGAAAATAGCTGAACGTCTTAAAAAAGAAAATGGTGGTGAAATACCTTATGATTTTCAATCAAAGGTTAATGAAGGTGTTAGACAATACGCTCAGTCTAAAATGGCTAGTATCAAAGAAAACACCAGCAAAATCATGCATGATCAATATGGAATTCCTGACGATATGGTTTTGATGTTAGACCCTAATGGAGAGCCATTAAGTGTCAAACCTGGCGATGTAGAAAGATATAAAGCACTTGGAGCCCAAATACCATGATGACTGAGCAAGATCCCTTTGCTGATGTTAGATTGAAGAGTAATCAGCCAATTCAACAGAAAGCACCACAGCAAGCCCAAGAATCGACCAAAGAAGATCCTTTTGCAGCTGTACGGTTAAAGAAAGATGAGAGTTTTCCTTGGCTTTATGAAGGCAGTCGTCATGTAACACGTACGGCCTCTAGATTAGCAGAAACGATCGGTGGACTCCCGGGAGATGTGGCAAGTTTAATTCAAAGCGGTGTGTTTAAAGGTTTAGAAAAACTGACAGGAATGCCACCACCGCCTCCTGAAGTCTTAAAATTGGTTAAGCAACATGGATTTCCTACTTCTTCGGAACTTCAGGAGTTCTCTGAGAAAGAATCTAAGGGCTTCACAACTCCTCAAAATGATTATGAAAAAACTGGAGATGAATACACCAAAATAGTTGGCTCTCTTTTAGGCCCAATGAAATTTAGAAGTGCTATTGGTGTAGCGTTAGCAGGTCAAGCAGGTAAGGAAAGTGGTAAAATTTTAGGGGTTGGTGAAGGATCTCAGGAGGCTTTAAAGCTAGGAAGCATTTTTATGGCAACCATGTTCAATCCTGGAGGAGCAATGAAATATGCTTCTAGTCAATATGAAAAAGCTAATTCCTTAGCAAAAGGCGCTTCAGTTGCAGCTAAAAGTTTAGAAAATAATTTGAATGTGTTAACGAAAGATCTCGCAAAAGGCATTTCTACACCACCAAAAACAACAGTAATTAAAGCTGCTGAAGAAGTTCTTTTAAAAGTAAATAATGGTAAGATAGCAGTGCAAGATTTGACCTCTGCAAAACGCGATCTAAATACTTTGATGAAAAACCCTGAAATGCTTACTAGAGAAAAAAAACTTCTTAAGGGTATTGCGAAAGAGGTCGATCAAGCAATTGTTCCTTATGAGAAAATCAATCCAGATTTTGCGAAAGCATATCGCCCTGCCAATGAAATTTACGGAGCTATTGCAGAAGGAAATAAAGCTTCAAATTTCGTTCTTCATACGCTTGGGCAAAAATCATTTATTGGTGCGGTTTTAGGTGAAGCGGTTTTAGGTCATACTGAATTAGTGCTTCCTACTGCTGGGCTCGCTGCTGGAGCTGTCGCTGGCGCTAAAGGAGTTGATTTTATAACAAGAATGTCAAAGAGTAAAGAATTGCAGAAATTTTATGCAAAAGCTATAGGAGCAGCTCTTTTAAAAGATGCGCCCACGCTAAGACTTTACGAGAAAAAAATACAGCAAGAAATGAATAATTCTCAATAATCATGCTCAAGAGATTTTTCTAGCCAATAAAAGGAAAGTAAAATAATTGGAATCGCAATAAATAATTCTAACATAAATTCTCCATGTTTTTATTAATCTTCTAATCCCAATCTTCTGCGAAATGACAAAAAAGAAGAATA